TGTACGGGGAGGATGTTTATGCCTGTGTGGTTGATGAGGCCACCAGGGCAAGGGAGGAATCCTGGCACGCGATCCGGTCAACCCTGACGGCAACCAGAGGGCCGATTCGCATAATCGGAAACGTGAAGGGACGGCGCAATTGGGCATACAGGTTGGCGAGGAGAGCCGAATCCGGGGAAAGGGATTGGCACTATGCAAAGTTAACGGCATACGATGCGGTGGACGCAGGGGTTTTACAGCTCCAGGAAGTGGAGGATGCGAAGGCCCAACTGCCGGATAATGTTTTCAAGGAGTTATATCTCGCCGAGCCATCTGATGACGGGGGGAATCCTTTCGGTATTAGCTCCATCCAACAGTGTATCGCCCCGCTATCGGGCTCCCAGGCGGCTGTGTTCGGGATTGACCTGGCAAAGTCAGTTGACTTCACGGTGATCATCGGACTCGATGGGGATAACCAGGTCTGCTTCTTTGATCGATTTCAACTGCCCTGGGAGGAAACCCTGGGGAGGATCATTCCCGTGATCGGCAGTGTTTCGGCTTTCGTGGATTCAACCGGAGTGGGAGATCCCATCGTGGAAAGACTTCAGCGATCCCTGTCCAATGTCCAGGGTTACAACTTCTCCTCCCCAAGCAAGCAGAAGTTAATGGAGGGCCTCGCCCTTGGTATACAGTCCCAATCTATCGGTTACCCGGACGGGACGATAGTGGCAGAGCTTGACACCTTCAGTTATGAGTACACCAGGACCGGAGTAAAATACTCGGCTCCTCCAGGTTTACATGATGACTGTGTAATGGCCCTTGCTCTTGCCGTTTACGGATCGAGTAACAGCCCTGGGATGGGCGTATGGTAAATTCCACAGTGAGGGAGTTCCGGTGTTCAAACTGCGGGAAACTCCTGGCGGAGAAGGTAGGGAAGGGAACCGTTATTGTCTGTAATAGATGCAAGACACGGAATGAGAAATAATAATCTCAGAATCCTCAAAAAAAGGGAGTTCGTTTATGAAAATTGATCTGAGCCCGGATGAGATGTTGATTGCCATAACGGCAATTAAACGCTACTTCATAACGGAGAATTCGGCAGAAGTAACAATGAAGAAACTGGACGAGGGCCTTCGCTCCATGCACCGCCTATGTCCAGGAGACCCTGTCACTGATTGTGGGAACTGGGTTTATGATGACCCTTCCAGGAACGGGGAACAGTACTGCGGGTTGTGGCGGTGCGCGAAGGAAGGTAGAACCGTCCAGAGGGATTTCAAACTCCCAGAGAGCTATAAGCAATCAAGCAGTGCAAGGAATGAGGTGAACCAATGACTGAAAAATGCGGCACTTGCAATCATTCCAGAGCATCCCACAGGAAATTCTATTCTGCATTCAAGTTCAGTTTTGGATCAGGGGATCGTCCATTGTACGAGCGATGTAATACCTGTCAGGGAAATCCCTGGCGGGAGAAGCGGAACTACCATATACACGATTTCACAACTGAGAGGATTGGGCTCCATGAGGGAGCCCGCCACACTACCGAGAAGTTGTCCGGTTATGGTCTCCGTCTGCAAGATGGCATTCTCCGCGTTGAAGAAATAAAGGCCGTTGCCGTTTAGTAAGGTTGGGTCATCACCGCATCAATCGAAGTGAAGGGGCCAGCAATAATGCTTCCTGTCTCAGCATCCATGAACTCAAAGCCCTTTGCACAGGTTTCACTCTCCCCGCCGCCATGCTCCAGATGATAGGGAGGCCACTTGTCTTCATATCCTCGTTTGGTGACAAATTCATATGAATCGAAAAGAAAGGTACTAACCTCTCCGCTGTCTCCTTCTTCCACCCATTGAACATCGTGCCAGTGGCCAGCAATACATACCCTGGTGATCTTATCTATATCAATTAACAGTGACATGGCTCCTCCTTTTGAGAACGTATAGTAGCCTATTGCGGAGGCGGGCATTGATGGTGTCCTTGCTATTTACTGTGCTATGCTGTATCGGATCAATGGTTCTGAGCATTTTCCATTGATCAAAAGTTATAGTGGGCTTCCTGGATTTCTCCTCCGGGGAAGCCCGCCCTCCAACCAGATCGTGGTCAAGGCAAGTGCCCTCAAGCCAGGGATAACGCTTGGGCATATTTGGGTTCTCGCGAAAGCAGTATGACGGGGACATAGCCGCCACAGTCCCGCTTATCAGCGATCCGTCACGGGTTGTATATCCTAGTGACAACTACGCCAATTTCTCATCCCAGGGTTACGGACGGTCAGAGATCGTCCATGCCTGTATCAGGGAGCTTTCCACCGGAACGGCAACGGCAAGATGGTTTGTCGGGATTCCCGCTGATGGCGGGATATCGGAAATCGAAAACTCCCCTTTCTCGTTACTCCTCAAGTATCCCAACCCTGAACACGATTGGTACACCTGGTTGGAACGGGCGGTCACATATCTACAGGTCGCCGGAAACGTGTATGTCTACAAGGAGCGGGTCAGAACCAACCGGATCTCCGCCCTCTGGCTCCTGAGACCTGACAGGGTCTCGATTGTTTCCCAGGATCGGGGGGCAAGCTCATACAGCTATGAGATCAACGGTAAGGAGTATGAGATCCCTGCCTCGGATATTGCCCACCTGTCATTGCCCAATCCTTCGGGCGACGTCTACGGGCTATCCCCTCTTCATGTCCTGGCAAAGACCGTTAACCTGGACACCCTTATGACCGATTTCGCCAAGACCTATTTCAACAATGCGGGGGTTCCGAGCGGACTGCTCAAGATCAAGAGAAGGCTGACATCCCAGGAGGAGGCAAGCCGTATCCGCTCCAGGTGGAGGTCTACGTTCGGAGGCCCAAGTAATATGCACCAGGTGGCAGTCCTGGATGACGATGCCGAATATCAACAAATGGCATCAAGCCCGAAAGACATGGCACTCACAGAGTTACACAACCTGACAGAGTCAAGGATATGCAGTGTCTTTGGGGTTCCTCCCATCCTCATATCGGCCAATGTGGGATTGCAGAGATCGACATTCTCCAACTATCGGGAGGCTCGATTCAGCTTTCATTCAGAAACCCTGGAACCGTTGATCAACAGGTTTCTCCGGTTTTTTAATTACTGCCTCGTCCCTGAGTTTCCCAACAGCGGGGAGGTCATGGTTGATCTGTCCGAAATGCGATCCTTCCTGGACGATAAGGACTCCGTCACAACCAGGGCAACAAACCTTTTCACAGCGGGAATCATCACCCTGAACGAGGCGAGGTCACTGGTTGGACAGGACGCTATTGATGACGGGGATGTTCGCAGGGTTCCGGTAAACATCATCGAGGATAACGCCCTTGAGGATGGCCCCGCCGCTCCCCTCGCTATCGAGGAGGGCATGGGCATCGACCAGATAAAGAGAGAGAGCCCCGTGGCCCCTGGGGCTGTACGGCTCCGGAGATCCCTCCTGAAAGACAGGGATGCGCTGGTAGAGGATCTTGATAGAAGGATGCAGTCATATCTGCGCCGGATAAAGAACCGGGCTGACGGTGTTATGGGCCGTTATATGGAACGGGACATAGAGCTTGAGGAGAAAGAGTTTCCCTTTGAGTGGGGTCAACTGGTTCCTGATGCAGAACTGGATGGGTTATCCAGTGCCTTGCACGATTCATTTGTCAGGGTAACAAAATCGACATTCGGGCATATCAATGACTCAGGTGTCGCGGGGGTTATTGAATGGGCCGAGAATCTTCCGGCAGTCCAGATGGTTGTCTCCCAGGCCACCGCCAGGGCTACGATCATACACAGAACCACAAAGAAGGTTGTTCGTGAAACAGTGGAGACTGCCCTGACCAGGGGTTACTCGGTGGATATGTTGGCCAGGGGAGTTCCCAGGGATAAGTTCCCAGGATTGAAAAGCATCCTGAATGAAACCAGGGTACGGGCCAAGCTGATTGCCAGAACCGAGGTGATGAGAGCCCAGAACCAGACCTCCGTCAATTTCTTCAGGGAGCAGGGATTCCAGTTTGTCAGAGCTACTGATCCCGACGGTGATGAGGGCGATAACTATGTCGATCCGGGAGACCCGTATGGGAGAACCTGTATCGAAAGGGATGGCCAGGTTTACCACGTCGGGGATGCTATGGACATCCAGGATCACCCGAACGGAACCCTGTCCTGGCAGCCGATGGACAGGAACTACAGACCCGCAACCCAGGAGGTATGACTTGAATCATAAGGAATCCATAACAGATATAAAGGTTCTTGATGCCACGGAGGGGATCGTGGAGGCGTTTGTGAACACTATGGGAGTGATAGATGCGGACGGGGATGTTATAGATCCGTCTGCCTTTGACAACTCTATTGAGAACAATCTGCCCTTGCCCGTTCTCCAGGGCCATGATCAGTCCAAGGTCATCGGAAAGGTTATAGACGCGAAACCAGTGAGGATGCTTGGTGATGAGTACAAGCTACACGCAACCATGCAGATAAACATGGAAAAGGAGATCGGGCGCGATGCCTTCTCCGACATCCAGGGGGAGTATGTACAGCGTTGGTCGGTGGGTTTCAACCTTACACCGGACAATGTTGAGATGGAGAGAACGGTAGAGGGAGACACCATCAGAAGGATCAAGGAACTTGATCTGGTTGAGGTCTCCACTGTTATACGAGGGGCATCGCCGGATACGCTGACGATTGCCGCCAAATCAATCGAACCTGTAGAGCAAGAAGAAACCGCCTCGGACACGGAAGAACCCGTCTTTGACACGGATCTTGCCAGGGCTCGGCTGTCGCTTATCAAAACGCAGTTGAGGTTAAAAGATGCCGAAACGAAAAAAACCTAAGAAGTACTAGATCCGAGGAGGGTTTAGAAATTGAATACTAAAGAGATGAGGAAACACGCCGAGGTGGTTGCCGAACAGGCTTATGCCGCCCTCGCAATTGGCAACACAGATGAGTTCAAGAAACTCGCAGATGCCGCCGAGAAAGAAATGGAAAAAGCCGAGGAGATTGACAAGGCATCGGTGAAAGCGATGGAGCTTAAATCCGATTTCGAGCAGACGACAAACACCATTCCTGTGACGAGCAAGGATGTTGAGGTTTATGACGCGAATGACACAACCCGAAAGATGAAGGCTGATTACAGGCCCGCGTCCTGGGTGAAGGGTCTTCCCGCCGCCGCACAGCCGCTCTGGGTTCAGGAGCAGATGGGAGATAACCAGAAAGACCAGGTCCGCGTCTACATGGATGCGTTCACCAAGTGGGCAACGGCTCCCAGGGAAGAGATGTTCTGGAAGAGTGCAACGCCTGACGAAATCAAGGCAATGCAAGAGGACACAGATGCCGAGGGCGGCTTCTTCGTTCCGGAAGCGTTCATAAACCAGGTTGTGCACGACCCAGGAGTTCCCGGATCTACCCTGCGTCCTCTTTGCACCGTTATCAATGTCGCGTCCAAGGATGGCTATGTCCCGACTATGGGGAGTGCGACCTGGGCGGCGGTAGCAGAGGAAGCCGCCTACAGCGACCAGACTCCAACCGTTGGGCAGGTGAATTTTAATATCGAAAAGTCTGGAGGATTGGTCAAGGTTACCCGCGAGCTGTTGGACGACTCGGCCATCAACCTTCCAAGCCTGTTAAGCCAGTTGTTCACGGAGTCATCCGGTAGGTTTGAGGATGTGGGTATCATCAGCGGAAACGGCACGACTCAATATGCCGGGATAATGGGTGCCAGTCCTTCCGATTACACGATGGCAAATGCCACTTCTGTGGTAGCCGCCGACCTGACTGGAATCTATTACACCCTTGAGGCTCAATTCCGATCGAACGCAAGTTGGGTTATGAAGTCTGCGATTGCCGGACTCATTACGAGTATCGCGTCAACAGCGGCAGGGGTTCATGCGATCCCAAGCCTCACCGCAGCT